ATTTTAATAGATATATTATACCATACTTTTCGGCAAATGTACACTAAAATAAACATAACATGTTAACTAATTCATATTGGCTTTAGAATCGTATGTTACAATATTAACATTGTTCGTTATGTTAACTTTAATAGCGTTGTGAACATGATGGAGTACAAATTTAGTATTAGGAAACTCTTTAAACATATTTTCCCATACAGGGCGCCAATTATTAGCTAATCTGTGGCTGTTCGTATTACCTCTATCAGAATTAAGATAGAAATCAGAACAACTTCTTAAATTAAAATCAAAAAGAGAATCAAATCCATATAGATGTATTTCATCTGCTTTAACTTTATTAGCAGCATAATGTACAGCCATATGACCACAATTAAAATCTGTATAGTTTGCTACGTATTTTGGAAGCGTAGTGTAGAATTCTTTTACTTGGTGTGAATGTTTTACATAAAATGTAGGCTGTTGATCCATCCAAATCTTGGGTCTCATACCTAAAATCCAATCACCAGGTATAGTCAATGAGCCTTCATTTAATGCTCTCATCATTTTAAAGTCAACCATGATTGTACCATAAGCACCAGGTACTGGCCAAGGTGGAATATTACAAGTGAGTTTCATTCCAACTCTTTGTTCTTTTTGATACAAACTAGATTGATCGCCGTTACCTATGATGTGCACCACTTTACTCATAACATACTCCTAATTTTTGCTTTACCTTTTGGTCCAGTCCAATGCATAATTCTTGTTTTACCAGTATAACCATCGTTTTCTACTTGTATTCTTAATACATTATATTCATTAGGTAGATCGTTTATTGCATTAATTTTAGTGATAGGTGTCAATAGTGAATCAAGTACTTCTTGATCTCCTACCTCTTGTTTATTTTTTCTAATTGCTTCTACCCATCTACTTAATATTATAGGTTTATCTATAAAACCTACAACACCTGAATTGTGCCATAGATGTCCGCGTCTTAAAGTCCACGGTTTATCTTCAACCATTGATAGTTTATTAGGTTCTAGTAAATCAAATATGCCATCAATATTATCTTTTATCTCACAATCAGTATCTAACCATACAGTTTTTTTAGCTGGACATTTATACATTGATAACGGTTTTTTAAACCAACCAGATTCTTTAACATTTGATAGATCCATTACTGCATCTACATTTTCACGTATAATCTTAAGACCTAATTCACTAAGACCAAAGTTAGCAAATACTATTGGACTCTTAGTATGTTTTTTTAAGTTTTTTAAAAACCATGGGAGAATCCATTCATGGCTTTCATCACATCCAGTTAAAAATGCTTGATCAAATAATTTCGTAGGTTTCGCCATAATTATGTTTTGCGTAGCATCCTTGTTTTTGTTGTATTGTAGTAAAACTATCTCTGGCTTCTGCTGGCCAAGGATAATATTCACCTAGTGTAAATTTACTTGAATGTATGTATATGTCTGTTGGACCTGCAGAAAATACGCACTCATCAATCAATTGTTGTGCACCTTTTGGTGTTAGTCTATATGCATGTGCACCTGGGAAATACGGTTTAGATACAAGTGATCCATAACCTATAAATGATGGTGTATTGAATTTACCGTATGACGGTTTACCAAGGTTTAATATATCAAACATCATCATCTGTGGAATATCGCCAATTAGTACTGCGTCATGTTCAAATATAACTATAGGCTCTTTAGACCTAACACACTTTTTCCATAAACTATGATGACTTAAAAACCCTGCTATACAATTTTCTGGTCTACTATATATTTCATTAAATGCTGCAGAAGGATATTTAAGTTTCTTTAACTCTTCATATACATCGCAGTTTTCTGGAGTGTAAGCTTTATGCTTGTTTATTTTATAACCAAATACTAAACCACTTTTAACACATCTATCAGCAACTTGTACTGATCGATCATTTTCTGTTATTGTTATTACATACATTTTCATAGTGTTGTTGTTGACCTCAATCCTTGTATTCTTGTATAGAAATTACGTGTCACTCCAAGCTTAGGAACTAATTGATAACACATTAGTGCATCGTTTGGCCACATACCGTACTCCTGTGTTAAATCAATCATAAGTTGTGCGCCTTCTGGCTTTATAACATATGCTGAGTTGCCAGCCAATCCTTGCGGTATATTATATTCGTCAATCCTTGGAACAGGCTGAAAGAAATCAATCTTTTCTTGGATTTTATCATGGTATATTTTAGATTTACGAGTTGCCATTGATGGATCGTTTATTCCTATAATATCAAAGGGTGCTTTATCAAATGTACTATCAGCTGGTAATCTCTTTATAAACCTAGAATCGTGTTCAAGTATTAATATAGTTTCATTAAGATTTTTACATTTCTGCCACAGATACCAATGACTTAAAAAACACGACATACGTTTTCTTTTATCTGCAGTTTGATATGCAGACTTAAGCATACCACTTTTCATATCTAGTTGTTGACCTTCCCATGGATAATTCCAAATTAATCCATTGCCGCCACAATATCCTTCTACTTTATTAAGTTCAATTGCTTCATGCATTTCAAGACCATCTTCATGGCCATACTTTTCATAACTTTCTTTAAGTTCATTAAAACCAGCCATTGAAATTTTATTGTCTGGTACTACTATTGCAAAAGCTTTCATTTAATCACCTTTACTTCTAATCCATCTTCAATGTAATGTTTTCCAATACAATATCTTCTTAAATAATCTTTTCTAGAGTATGCAGAATTATCAACACTATCTATTATGATATCAAATCTTGGTCTATTCCATATCTTTATCATAACGTTATTAATGTCTTTTTGATTTGTTGTATCGCATCTTGACCAAAATATTCTTTTTTCTTTTAGATAATTGTATTTATCTGGTTGTTTTTTATCAAATTCGTCAATACAATAAATGTTAGATCTTTCTAAAAATCTATGCCAGACTGGTATGCTATTTTCTACACCGACTTGTAAAATATTTAAAGGTTTATGTCTATACTGAAATAATTCTTTTTCATAAAATAAAGAATATTTTTGTCTATTAGATTTGTATCTTTGAAATAATACGTCAAGCACGATATTAAACTTTCGTGTATTTTGTACCGTTGTTAATCGCTCTTACTAGATGATGCGATTTATAAGAACCAGCTGTATCATATATGTGTATATCTTCATATTTTTTATATAGCTGAGCAATATGCATCATACCGGAATCACTGCCAACATGTGCTTTTGCGTTTTTCATTGCTAAACCTATGTGAGGTATTGAATCTTTTAATAAACCTTTACCTTCACCACCTACGTATAACACTGCACATTTATATTTATTGTGTATTTCATTTATTATATTTTTTGGTAAGGTTCTGCGTGGATCAGTTGAATCCCATTGCGCAGTAATAAATTCGTCTGGTAACCAACCATTACTTACAGATGGTGTTAATTCAGGCAATGTTTTAAAATATTGAGACATTTCTATACCAACACGTGTTTCATTAGGATGCATATGAATTGTATCTGCGTAATGATAAATGTATGCGTCTATACCTTTTGCTTTTAGATATTTAATCCAATCAACTTCTGATAAATTTTCAACAGGATGTGGTTCTAAATAAACTGAGTCAACTGGAAATAAACTCATAAGTTCTATCCATGATTTTTTCTTTTTACTAGAAAGCACGCCACCAGCAACACTCCATTTGTCATCAGTAATATGAATCGTTACAGGAGTATTGTGCGCTTTTCCATATTGATATGCTAATAATAAACTATGAGATCTATCACCTAACCCTGGCGTTGTATAAGGTCTATCTCCGCTTCTTACACTTTTAGATCTTAAAGCTATATGTTTCAATGGCTTTTCTTCTCTGTTATTTCACTACCAAAATATATGTCAATGCGTTTTTTGGTTTCATGTCTTAAATCATTTATTTGAGTAATAAGAAATGCAGTATTAGACTCTTCTTTACTAAATCTTTCTACATCTTTTCTTTTAATATCTTCTAAATACCACAACTGTTGGTTAATTGCCAGCATAATACCTAAATAAAAATCAAATCCTGGATGAGTTAAATCAAGACTTTTGTATTGTTTTAATTCTGTTGCAACGTCAAGGCCTTCGTCTTGTTTTATTACTAATATAGAATACCTATCTATGTATTCACCCATACTTATATCAATTTGAATTTTCAATTCACGATCTCCATTAATTCATTTACATTTTCACCACCATTTGGCAATTTATCTTTAAGAAAGAAATGTACGAAATATGCTTTCTTAATATCTTCTGTTGGAATTGCAGTAAATAATGCATTCCATTTCCAATTAAGATATGTTTGAACCATTTTTTCTTTTTTAACCCAATAGTTTAATAGGGTTTGATCTGTGCTCCATTTCCATGCGCCTTGGCCGTCAATAAAGTCTTTAAATTCAGATCTTTGTATAAACTCTTTTCCAGTTTGACCTTTAAGGTATTTTAATATGCTTTTATCCATAAGCATAAGCCCCATATTATAAAATAATGCGCCATCACTATTCCATTCCCAGTCAACATCACTAAGCTGAGAATACTGCATTTTAGTATATCCTGCTAGTTTTTGTTTATACCATGGGAGGATTGGCGCCATTCTTTCCACAACTCCAGCAAATTCGGCGGTTCCACCAAAAGAGTCCAATTGATCGAAGATGTTTGGTGAGTCATTGCGCACCCAGATATCAGCATCAATAATGCAAATTTGGTCGTAACTGCTAAAGTAATCAAATGCGTTTTCTTTTTCATATATTGGTAAAAACCCCCCATATTTTTCGTATGACTCTTTACTACGATTTGTGGCAAATACGTCAGGTTTAATTTTCATTATAGGTTGAGTTTGAATAATGTATTCTGCATTAATTTTTTCAGCGTATGCTCTAACCGAAGCTGTACAGTGATCATATAGCTTTGATGGTTTTCCAGTATAAACTTGGTAGATCAATCTTCTCATTTTTTAAATTCTCTTAATAACTGTATAGCCTACATTCTTAGTGCCACGTTCAATAATCTCAAAAGGGTTTAATCTACAAAACTCAACGACACATTCATATAAAGAAGGTGCTACAGAAGTATCATGGAATACAATATATCTTTTTGCAAACTTAGCATGCAATTCTAATTCTTTTTCCATGTGGTGTCTTTTATGTACGGAGTCAATAAGCATTACATCACACACTTCACCAATAGCACCAAGGCCTAATGAATCAGTTTCTTTAATAACTAAATCAATATTATTATCTTTACAGTATTGAGAAGCAATAGGAGCTAGGAACTTACGATACTTACCCATGTCAATATCAATTAATTCCATATATTTCACACCAGTTTGCATTACTGCAGCTGCCGTACCACCTTGATGTGTACCAATTTCTTTATATGAAGTACAGCCTTCTTTATTAAAAAGATTTACTAAAGCATCATGTTGAGCACAGTAATCATCTCCGTGTGCAGCTTCTTGTTGTGACCGTATTTCACTATAAAATTCCTTTAAAGTTGTTACGTGACCTAGTTCAGCATTAATCATAAATTTAATTTTCCTTTTAGTTCTTCTACATTCTCAAAATAATGCATTCCATTTATTTTATTTTATTTTTTTGCTGGTTTACTTGCTTTACCTTTTAATGCATCAGCGCCAAAAAATGCTGAAACTAAAACAGCAATCGATGCAAAATATGTTGGAGCAATATCAGCAATTAATCCTGCTGCCTCAGATAATCCAAGTAAAGAAGTTAGAAATATTGCAATTGGATATAATAATAATCCAAATAAAGCAAACCATGCCATTTTTCTAATAGCATCTCTTTGTGCGTCTGCGTCTTCCATTTCTTTTCTCTTAAACTCCAAATACATTGCCTGCTCTTCGTCAGTTACAATGCCATCACCATTAGTATCAGCTGGATGAAAACCTTGTTGTTTCATTTCTTCTTCGGCCATCGTAGAACTCCTTTATTACCTTCGCTATTGTTAATGCATCATTAAATCCATTACGAAGTGAATTTGACCTGTGGCCATTTTCAATAAACCATTCTATTGTATTTATATCCGAACCAGATACTTTCATATTATAGCCTTTAGTGAGTTCTTCAAACTCATATCTTAGTTGAACAATGTATGTTAATCCTATTGGCATATTAGTGTCCAAACATTTTTCGTTTTCTATATTCATCAATCGTATCCTCTAATAGTTTAGTCCAGTTATCTCTATGTTCTACGAACACACACGGTTTTTCATGATCAACATCCATTATAATTACTATATTGGGTATTGTCATTCCCGTTCTTTCTTCGTACATGATAGCATATGCTGCACCTTGCGCGAAATAGTTTGTGATTCTTTCTTTCTTCTTAATATATTTAGAAGTTTTAAAATCAATTATTGAGGGTACACCATTAAACTGTGCGACACAATCGCATCTTCCAGCTAATTGTAAATGATGACTAAATAAAGGCACCTCGAGACCGAATATCGTTCCAATACTCTCATCAAGTATAGGTTTGAGATTTGCGAGACTTTGTCTGATGTGCGGTAATTCTTTTGTAGTATCTTCATTATTTAAATACTTTTCTAATATGCTATGAACCTTTGTACCACGCCTAGATGCTTTGCCACTAATCATATCTGCTTGTTCTGCACCTACACGTTCGCGCCAAGCTCTTATAGCATCTTCACTAAGTATGCTTAGAACTGTTGTGATACTAGGATAAGACTTACCATCAGGAGTATTATAAGTTCTGCCTGATTTTGTAGTTGTAGCGTCCAAGTCTTGATAACCGATATCAATCGTGTCATGGCTAAATATTTTTCTTTTCAATTGTTGGTGCATTATAATTAAATATTTCCTTTATTGCTTCTTGGTTAACGCAAAATATAGCTTCAGGCTTATGTTTAAAGTTATATTCATTAGCTGCAGTTCTATATATATTCATGTTATTTGCTTGTACGTAATTCCAACATTGCATATACTCATCAAAATTAGGTTTAGCAAATACATATAGTGGTCTATCAAGCTGAGTAGCTGATACCATTACAAATGTTACTACTATAAAAAATGTATTCATTGTTTATTCCTATGTTTTTATTGTATTGCCTCTACCAGAATTTGCTTTAATTCTAGCGAGATTATCTTTCCAGCCATTGTCAGTCTTTGACAATAAGCTTCCTTGACCAGAAACAATATTTGGAAACGTAAGAACTTTAATACAATTGTGTTCTTTAAGATAAGCCTGCAATTCATCTGACTTAATATCTATTTCGTATTCATCACCCTCTTCTAGAGGTTTTACTGTATACTTAGGCACCTTGATATCCTTTCCACCAATCAGGCGCTGGTCGACCCCAATCCCATTTAGCAAATTCTTTAGCTGTGTGATAGTAATTTCTGTATGCTTGAACAGCATTGCCAGGAACTATACAATCTGGGTATTGAGACATTGCTTGTGCAAATTCTGTAAGACCAACATCCGGTATATTTATAGGGGGTTTAACAAGAACTTCACCAAGCTTTTCGAAAGTTGCATGTTTTTTCTTTCTACGAAATTCAAACTCGGTGGCTAGACCTACAAAGTGTGTGTAATGCCAGTTGTAGTTTTGTAGGCTTTCCATAGTCCACACTGTGCATGGATGATATTTGTGTACTGCAGCATAATATACATCATCACGATCATCACCAAATGTATAATACTGCTGCATTGTTTTGCCAGACTTTGACCTACGTCTTTCAGGCGTGCCGTCAAGTAACCTATGAGATGTACACAACATTTGTGCTGCTTCGATAATCATTTTAGGTATGTGCTTGTCACACATCATAGTTGCAGCCGTTGTTGGATCGTTGTCTAATACAAAAATATTCATACTTTCACTTTCTTAAATAATATATTAATTATACCATGCTTTTTGCAGTTTGTACACAGTTGTTTTTTGAATTGATTTGAAATTCTACTAATCCGTTAATAGTTTTGGAAAAGCTTCTTCTACAACTGGTCTAGAAATTCCTGGAATTTTCTTTTTATTAATCATATTAATAACAAGCTTAGCATCTTCCGGATGAATGCCTTCAAGAATTCCAATGAATATTTGTTCTCTTTTATATTTTGCCATTTCATCACCAGCTCCACCTTTAACAAAATATCTAAACTGTGCGTTTTGCTTTGTTAAATTAGTAGGGTGGCTGTGCGCTGCTGCTGCAGTATATGGCGGTTCACCAGCTGGCATATTCCATTGAATTTTAGTATCCATCGATCCTCTTATGATATCTTTTAAAGCCCATGTTTCATTTTCTTTTAAAACACGAACTTTATCATCACGACTTCTTTGTTTAGCCATTTCTTCTAAAACTTCAAAAACATATTGTTTCATTAAATAAACTCCTGTACACTTTCAATCAAATTATTACAACGCTTGGCAATTAAGTAGGGTAATACTTTACTTTTGTTTGACCAAGGATCTTGTTTTTCATATGTATTTATAATTTCATTTTTTAGCTCTTGTGGCGTTTCACTAAGGGCGATGAGTCTTTCATTTCTTAAGTAGTTACGATACCAAGAAGCAGCATATAGCAATTCACCTTGCTCTAGATCTTCTATGATACCATCTACTTTCTTTTGAGACATAGGTGTTTGTCTAAAACCTTCTACAAATGTATCGTCATTAGATAAAATGTTTGGTACACCATCGCCTTTATCGCCACGTATAATATGATTAAATAAATAATATCTAGCATTATCTTCTTTAAGTTCTTTCTTAAGAAGAGGCGAGAACTGCTTTACATTAGGAAATCTTTGTAATTGTAAGAAATCTCTATCTGAAGAAACAATCATAATTTTTTCTACATTAAATTGTATTGTAGATTTATTAGCAACAATAGTACCAATAACGTCATCGGCTTCACATTTATCAACTTTGATAACTTTATATGGAAAGTTTTCTGCAATTTCTTCTCTTACTAGATTAAGTAAACGAAATGCTTCATTCCAATCAAATGTAGACTCTTGTCTGTTTTTCTTACGACTAGCTTTGTATTGTGGAAATACTGATCTACGCCAGTTATTTGCAGCATCTACAGCAAGAACCATTTCACCATATTCATCTTTGTATCTTTTATGATACATTCGTAGTGAATTTAGTATCATATGACGAATCATATCTTCGTCATTAGTTTTATTAATAATAATACTGGCTAGCGCAATACCACTGTAATCAACAATAATCATTATCCAATTCTCCTTTGATTATAATAATCGTACGTACGTTTATAAACATACACATCCCATAGTGTAGCATTTTTAATACCACCTACACAATCACCAAAGTAAGTAAAACCATTGGTTGGTTTCCTACCTTTTTTCTCTACTCTAAACTTTTGATTTTTAGAATTACAAGCTTTTACAATTTGTTTAACAATAGCAAATTCAGCCATATCTCTTGGATCTTTAGGATCAAACCTACCAATCCATGATGTTGATCTTTTGTGCTTTCCAATATGTATTCCCATTATATAATCTCCTGTGATAATTTTTGAACCATTGTATACTTATTAGCAAGATCCTTTATGATCTTCATATTGTAATCTTCTCTTAAGGTTTCTCTTCTAATAGTTTCAGGAAGAGTTCTTAGTAAAAGTTGAATTTTAATTGAAGGTTTATTAGATTTAAGGATTAAAGCCTTAAGTGATGATGTTGAGATTGGTTTTGACATTTTAGTATTCTCCGCTTTTTTCATTTTAATAGATATATTATACCATACTTTTACGTAAATGTACACAGTTAATTTCACTTATTTTAAAGTTTGTTATTAACATGTTAAACAAATCTTATGTTTTAGATAAGAAATGTTTAAAAGCAGTAATAGATGTTGGAGTGGCAGAAATAGTAATATTTGGATTTCCCCCAGCAGGTCCAATTGGTATGGATGAGACTAAAGTAAGGTGATATTCATTTAAGATAGTTAAGAAATCTGAAATAGAAATATCGTATGGTATGTCAAAGTTATAGTTTATTTTAGTGATTGATTGAGTCATATAAAGTCCTTTTTTCATTTTATAAGTATATTATACCATACTTTTCTCTAAAAGTAAAGGAAAATAAACATAACATGTTAACTACTATCACCTTTATTTTCTTCTTGCTTTAATTTCCAAAGCATCCAATCATAATATCTTTCTGGTTCTTTTTCATCATCCATTTCAATGTGATCACCAGTTCCAGTCATATCTTGTGTATATTTGTTAGTCAATAAAATCCTCCATTGGAAATATTTTTGATATTGCTTTAGCACATGCTATAGCAACTTCACTACATTCTTTCTGTGTACCGTTAGAAGATCTTAATTCAATAAAATGAATCCAACTTCTTATAGTACCATTCATATATAATCTAGATGTAGTTAATCCTTCTGGTAAAACTGCTCTGGCAACTTCTTTTGCAATTCCTTTTTTGATTGCAGCGTTATAGACTTGCCTACACATCCAGATAACTCTTTGTTGTTCTCTTTCCCAATCGAGTTGGAAAGTTTCGTCATCAACTTCGATACTACTTTGTCTATTCTTATCATCTTGCATTCTCGCTTCTCTGGTAACAAAATCTAACTCCTTTACTGGATTTGCATATCTTTGACTAAACTCTTGGAAACTAAAACTGCGGTGTCTTAATATCTGCCTTGCTATATCTCTAGTTGTATTGATTTCAATACAAGCACTTGCCATTTCAAACGGTGACCAATGCTGATGTTTAATCAAATATTTTAAAAGTTTTTCATTTGTTGCTGTGTTTTCTTGACCAGATGGATTAGATACTCTTGCGCAGTATGCAATTAAATCTTGACAAGATTTTATATTCCATTCATCTTGATACGTTTCAAACTCAGATGGTTTACTATATGAAATTAATTTTGCTATCATAATTTAAAATCCTTAAATCTTTCGCCAGTTGGTGTTTTATCAAATACTGGCGTATCATCTGTTAATGTTTGTTCTGTTTCTTCTACATCATATAATCGCATTTTACTACGATCAACTCCAATTACAAATCTTTTATGAGCAGTTGGATCATTATATCTATTCTTTAATTGCTTAACCATAAACTGACCTTGTTTATCAAGTTCTTCGGTAGATATCAATGCAAACATTAGATCGGCCGTTGCGGGTAATCCAAAAGACTCACTTGTATCTTCAAGCCCAACATCCGAGTTACTAAAACCAGAACGAGTCGTTTGCGTTGCAGAAAAGACCGGTACGTTAAATTCGACTGCAAGGCCACGTAATTCTTCAGCAATTGCTTTAATGTAAGTGTATGAATTGATTGATCCTCCCATTGCTTTCATTCTAGAACTTGAACATATATTAAGATAATCAATAAAGATAAGATCTGGTTCAAATTGTCTTTTCAATTTAAGTTCATTAAGTAATGCTCTAAAATGACCTGAATGCGCAGAACCAGTAGGATATTCTTTTATAATTAATTTACCAGTTGTTTTACGTGCAATGTCATTTACTTTTGTAGTAAACATATCTTTTGATAATTTATCTAATTGATCAATAGGTACATTAAGTAAGTTAGCATCGATTCTTTCTGCTATTCTTTCTTCAGCCATTTCCATTGTAATGTATAATACGTTATGACCTTGAACTAAAGATGATGCAGCAACGTGGCACATAAAAAGAGACTTACCGACACCGGTACCAGCGAGAGCAATATTAAGAGTTTTACGTGGGACACCACCTTTGGTAATAGTATTAAAGTATTCCAAATCGAATGGTAGTCTGTCTTCTTCTGTGTGATAGAAATCATATCTTTCTTCCACATTTTCTGTATAGTCATGACCAACTTTAAGATCAAATCCTACACCAAGCGCTTTACTTAATAAATCAGGTAAAGCACCTTTCGTCAATTGTTCGTGTTTACCATCAATAATTGATATTGATTCCATGATAGCATTGTATATTGCTCGGTCTTGACACCACTTTTCAGTAGTATCAAGTAACCAATTTTCATCAACATCATTTTTATTAAATAGTTGTGGTACAATATCAACTGCCATACTATATTGCTCTTCACTTAATTTTTCGGATTGATCTAATTCAATCTTAAATGATTCAGCGGTTGGCAATTTATTGTATTTAGAAACAAACTTACCAGCTTCATTAAACAATATTCTGTATATTCCAACAAAATAATCAGGCTTTATAAACGGNAACACNTTACGCATGTAATCTTCATCNGTTAAAAGATTACGTAATATNGTTTGTTCTAAATTAGTGGGCATATGCAACTTTCTTTAACTCTTGATCAATTTCACTTTTCACTTCATCAACTCTGCTTTGTAAGTAGCTAATTGATGTGTGAATATGTCCAGTATCATGCGGTTGTAATTTACTTTTTGCAATGGAAATTTCATCCATTAATAATAATAGTCTTGCGGTTTTACTCACTTCGGCCATTTTCTATCTCCTTTGTAACAACACTTCCTTCTTCAATACCTCTAGCCATAACTTTTTCAAGTAATGCTCCAGCAAAGTCTTGTAAATTAACATCGTTTACGGTTAACTCGCTGTCAGGCGAATATATTATATCAAAATTAAATGACATATTTTTTGGTATTTCATTAAACCGAACAGTTCCATATTTAAGAACTGTTTCGGTATATTGACCTTTGAGAATTCTCACGTTCCAAGCTTGTTCATCAGCTTTATCTGGTATAATTTGATAGTCTATTCCTTCTTCCATTATTCTTCTTCATCAATCATTGCAGATTTATTTACAATTGAATACTTATTTGTCAAGTACTGTTTAAAATCAGTATCTTCCATAATAGGTTTCCAAAAGTCTTCACTTAATGTGTCTTTTTCTCGAACCTTTGGATCCACCAATTCTCCAGTAGTTTTGTCAACCCTACAGTACCAACCAACACTGGGCTTAGAAACATAATTACCAGACAAAGCAGCGTCAAGCAAGCCACTCCAATGCTGGACACCACCGTCCCAACTAACAGAAATAGGTATTTTAGATTTTTCTTTAACATATCTTGATTTCTCCACATTGATTACGAAATGGTAACCTTTGATTTCTGTACCTTTGTCTTGTTGACGACCAAGGATCCATATATTATCTGCACTATAGTAAATACCAGTACCACCAGAGACTACAGCTTTAGGAAATAATCCAATCTCTTGATATGTATGGTTAACTGCAATTAATGGTATGTTTTTCATATTTAGATATGGTGTAGTCATTCTAAATAAACCTTTAAGTGCTTTTGCTCTTGACATATCTGCAACTGATTTTTCGTTGATAGCATCATCTAATTCTTTTTTAGATGCTAGGTTACCAACTGAATCAATAACTATTACAACTTTATCGTTTCTATCTAAACCTTCAAGTTGTGCTATAATATCAAATTTAAGTTCCTCAACATTAGTAATAGGTGTATGCAATACTCTTGTTGTATCGATACCATAATTTTCAAAGTATGCTTGAGGTGAACCAAACTCTGAATCATAAAACAATAATACAGCATCATCATATTTTTTTAAATATGCTGCAGCCATAATAAGTGCAAATGAAGTTTTAAAATGTTTAGATGGACCTGCAAGTACTGTAAGTCCTGGTGCTAAACCACCATCTACTGAGCCAGACAAAGCTACGTTAATCATTGGTACATCAGTTGGTACCATGTCTTTATCATTAAAAAATTTAGAATCAGCAAGTATTGAAGTAAAATCAACTTTACTATTCTTCTTAAGTTTATCCATTATTGACATTCATTTCTCCTACAAATAATAGTTATATTATACCATAAAAGCATCTAATTGTACACTGTTTTTTTCAAAATTTAACTTTTTATTTGTGTTATCTTGAATTAAAAAATTTGTATCTAGCATTTGATTTCCTAATCTACCGTCTACAAACTTTTGTACATGCTCAGCCATATCTTCGGCTGTAGTAACAGGCACGTTTTGGCATATATGATTTAAATTCTTTAGTCCACCTTGTAACGTAAAGTCTTCAGGCAATTTCATTATTGACATACATTCTCTTACAGTCAAAAATCTATCTTCATCTGGGTGCGTAAGTTGATTTGGCATATGACCAACAAATGCACCAATAGTTTCTTTTGGAAAATGCACAAGCTTTCTCATAATGTTTCCGCCTTGAGCTAACTTACTATGTATTTTTCTACATCTTTCAGCAAGTTTGTCAAATCCTTGAGCATCCATCCATTTTGATACGCTTTTATAGTTTCCACCGTTCCATTCGATGTAATCCATTGCGTTTTGAGATCTTGTTATTTTCTTTTCAACAAATTCTTTATGACCAATTCCACCACACATTTCTTCTAGAACGTACTTATAAAATGGATTGTCTGAAGGCGTTGTTTTATTAGTAAGAATATTCATTGGATCGTCAGATCTTCTTTTTATTGATCTAATAGTCTCATCAATTTTCTCATGTTCTCTTTTTATAAATTCAAACTTAGGTACCTTATCACCTTTCCAAAAGAAATAGAAAGTTCTGTTTCTTACTTGGCCTAATCCATGAAGGATAGACTTCGTTTTATATATTGAGAAAGTGTACCCAAACTTTTCTGCAACTTTTCTAAGTTTTGCAACAACTGGTTTTCCGATGTTCGAAGCAAGTCCTGGTGCGTTTTCTCCCCAGAATACGTGAGGTTTGAGTGTACCCAAGACAAGATTAGCAGAGGTAAGCATCCAATCGTTAGCAGCAGCATCGCTACTAGCTGAAGGACTAAGACTACTAAGACCAGCACATGGGCATACAGTATTAATAACCTCAACATTAGGTAAGTTAGGAACCCCATTGTCTCCATAAAGATGATAGGGAACTGCTCCTTTATAATATTGTACCAAGTGATTATCATTTTCTTTAAAAACATCATAACTTAATAAATACTCTGGCTTTCTTTGCAAAACATTTTGCATTGCAAGTGTTGCTCCACCTATAAGTGGTATTATACTGGCGAATCTCATTAGTGAGGTACTGTATTAGTAATAAGATATTCATCTACTTTAACTTTAGGATTCCACCCTAATGCTTTCATCTCTGTTATATCTGCAGTATTATCTTGTGCTTCACAAGCATCGCCATCTCGTACTTCGATGCCTTCCCAACCAGCAATGATACCAAGTTCTTCTACAACGTTTCCTTCACCAGTACCGATATCATAAGCAGGTTTTAACATACCGATATCTTTACTCATAAGAATAAGTATTGCATCTACAACATCACTAACATGTACAAAGTCTCTTACGTGTCTTGTGAGATACTGAACTGTACCATCAATGAGTTTACCGATAAGCATTGACTCTCTAGCGCCATCACCATAAACTGTAGTAAATCTTAATCCAACTTGTTTTTCATAAGCTGTTTCTTCATTTACTTTTTTACTTACGCCATATGGTGATAACCACCAATTATGAATACATGATGAAGATGCATATAATAATGGTATATTATTATGATGACAAATTAATTGTATTCTTGTAGTGTTTTCTACGTTATTTTTCCAATACTTTTGAGGATCTTCTATACTTGCTCTCACATCAGCGTATGCTGCAAGGTGTATACAATAGTTAATTTCATCAGGAGTAAAATCTTTTATGCATTTAGCTGGATCTTGTTTTAAATCCCATTCAACAACTTCATGTCCTTCTGATTTAAGTCTTTTTTTAAGGTGACTTCCAATAAACCCTCTTGATCCTGTGATTGCTACTTTCATGTATTTTTCTCCATAAATTTATCAGATATAGCTAATGCTGAATTAATTGCTTGATGCATGTCAACGTAAACATACATTCCACAACGACCTATAAATGTCATATTTGAACGAATTAGTTTTTTATATTGTTCGTATTTGATTCGATTGTGAGAAGATGCATCTTTTACTGGATAGTATCTTTCTTGATTGTTGACTAGGTAGTCACACGGTTCTTCATATGTAAGTGTTGTGTATTGATTATTTATACCATGACACGGTAGGTTCTTCCATTCAGTAACTCGAGTATAAGGACCATCATGCGTAAAATTAACTGTACCAGTTGGTAATACTTTTGTCATAGGTATATCAACATGATGAAACTTAATTGAACGATATGGCAAAGCACCATAAACATAATTAAAGTAATCATCTATTGGCATTGCATTGAAAATGTGATCAAAGTCTTTTTCCATATTTCTATCAAATTTTACTGATAAATCTACTTTAATATTTTTATGATCTAGTATTTCTTCAAATACTGCAGTGTAACCATTCTTTGGCAATATTTGATATTCATCATTAGGAAAGTAATACTCGTTATCGTCATCGCGTACTGGTACTCTTTTAAGAATAGATGGATCTAATTCTTCTATAGTTTTACCCCACATTTTATATGTGTATGGTGCAAAGAAAGTACTTACAATATTTTCTTTACCTACTATATCTTGTGTTTCTTTATTAACTGGTAATGTTACATACCTACCATCGTCAAGCTGTGCTTTGACTTTATGTTTGTATGGTTCCCATTCACCAAATTGTGTAACCCAGTTATAAACTTTTTCGTTGTTGGTATGAAATAAATGAGGACCATACTTATGAATTCGTATTCCTCTTTTATTTGTATAGTCATAAGCATTACCACCAATATGGTTTCTTTCATCTATGACGTGTATGTCGTGTCCAGCGTTTGCTAATGTGTGTGCAACTACTGCACCAGAGAAACCTGCACCTACTACTAATATTTTCATATATCTAAAGCTTTCTTCAATTCGTTTTGTTGTGTTTCCTTGTTTAAAGGATGTTTAGTATATATCGAGCTTTTTTGTAGTGCCGCTAGCTGTGTTAGTTGTGAGTCTGATAATTCTTCAAGATCAGAAGCTTTTACTGATGCTGCTTCTTCATTATCAAATAATACCATAAGTTCGTTGTAATCGCCAATCAAAATTGAACCAGCATCAGTAACTTGTAAAGGTCTTGCTCTCCACCAACCAGATCCAGCATGTTCGTATCCTGGCATTAAGCAACCCCATTGTTCTCCATAAACTTTACACATGTCTTCTTCAGACAAGCGTCTTTGTTTTTCTTTTCTTGAACCAAAATATTCTATTTTCCATTTACTAATATTTTGTTTCTTTAACCATTTAGCAGTTCTACCTTGAACTAAAGAAGCAAAGTTAAAACATTTTTCTTTATCAAACCAAGACACTTCATCTTCTTCTTTAGTAGGTATAAGTTGTGCTTCCATAAAATTCATTTCGCTTTTTTGAATATCACTTCTATTACCTGGTACTCTATTTCTATGATAAGGATTTGGATTATAACCAAATAACAAACTTGGATCGTATTCAATAAGTTTAGTCATATCACCACCAGCAAATACAGAAAGTAAAATACGTGATTTCTTTTCACCAATGTATTTTATTGCATCTAGTAAAACATCAGTATGAGGTTCTAATAATTCTCTACTAATGTCTGGATCTGTTGTACTTTGATTTATAGTAAATTCTTTTAAGAGCGATTCTTTATCAGTACATGAAAGAATGCCTTTGAATATTCCATCTGTTTGCCAATCATCAAATGCTAATATTAATTTATCTTTTGGAGTATCATGTATTGCCCATAAACCATTATAAAATGTAAGTTGTAACGCTTGTCTTGGTGAAGCTAAGAAACAAATGACTCTATCATATGAAGATAAGTCTTCTCCAATTTTCACTAATCTTTGTTCAACTGTATGACCCATATCTCTTAAACATCGTAGTAAAGAATAATGTGAAGGTACTACTCTTAATTGTTGTTTTAAATAAAAATTCTCTGTGACTTGATTTTTATTCATTCCTGTTACAAGTATTTTCATAATGTTATCCTTTTCATTTTATCCAATCCCATATTACACCAGCTTCTTTAAACATTGATATTGAAGTTGTTATTGAATCTTGCCAATTTTCTGGTATTTCTTGTTCTGGCGTAACAACTCTACTTATGCCAGCTTGTATTAGACCTTTTGCACAATCATGACATATTGGTAATCCTATTACATATATTGTAGAATCTTTTAATGATACACCGTTTTCTGCTGCATTATAAATTGCATTCATTTCTGCATGAACTATACGTTTGTATTTTATTGCTCTATTTAAATAATATAATTCATGATCATCTACGCCTCGAGGAAACCCATTATAACCTTGAGCTATAACAGTTCTATTTCTTACAGCAACTGAACCAACTTGTGTTGATGGATCTTTTGACCACGAAGCTACAAGCTTTGCCATTTCTAAAAATCTTTTATCCCACTTATTTGACAAGATGAAAATGCCTTTCGTAAACATGCATATTTTGAACTTGCCAAATTATATCACCAGCAGTTATATCATTATCTGCTTCTGCTCTACAGTCATTGTAATCTCTGATTAATTCATTTAGAACATAAAGCTGCCAAGCATAATCATTCTTGTATCCGAACACGACATCGTTTGAGCGCATTTGAACAACGGCGAATAACTTATCGTCACGTATATAATAAGTAACGGCATTAGTACATATGAAATCACTTTTACCTTCTTCATTGTATTCCTCCCATATACTTGGTCTGTTGTAAACCATAGTAGCTCTACGGCCATCTGGGTTTTGTAGCAATTCATCTAAGGTTCTACCATATTGGTTGAAGTATTTATCAGACCAAATAAGTTGACCATAATTTGAATTGACTTGACCATAATCATTAGCAGCTAATTTCCATGCTTCAGGTGTATCACCTTCTATTGCATTCACATTACCAATTT